GTAAACTGTTAACCACTTGCTGGATTTCCTGGAATGGTGTATCCAGCCTGAACGATAAATCCGCAGCCCATTGTTGCACGGCCTGATCATTGAGGTAAATCACAACCAATGGCACGGCTGTTATGGTACGCTGCAAATCCGGGTGCTGGTCTTCAAGCGATCCATAACGGTACTCGCATTTGCGCAGCAGCTCCAAATCTGTGCGTGTGTTAGCATCGTTCCACTTTGCATTTATCTGCACTACCACCACCTGCGCTGATGCCATAGCGCAGCAAGCAATACCTAATATGCAGGCCAGCAGTTTCATTTTCTTTTGGCTTCTGTGCTTAGTTCGTACAAACGCTGCTCGATTAGATCCAGCTTTTTGCCGTTTTCCTGCACCTGGGTCTGCGTGTTCATAATCGTTTCCCGGATGAGCTTGTCTTTCAAATCGTACTCCACCCGGCTTACCTCCGGCTCCGGTAATAACTTGGCTTCTTCAATGTCAGCCTGCACAGCAAACCACATGGAACTCACGGAAATCACCACAAACAACAGCGTGCCAATGGTTTTTAAATCCAACGTTACCTCGGTTGCTTCGTTAATCTTCTCAGCCATCTCAGGTAAATTCAACGTAAGTAATTAAGACGTTTATCTCTGCTGACGTGTTTACGATTATCTCGCTTGATAATGGCACAGCCAGTGGCGTGGCAAATGGTCGGAACGTGGCATCCGTTGCAATTGTTTCTTTGGCAACCACCAACGTGCTGGTGCGATCATTAAACAGCACGCTAACGGTTGGCGTGGTGCCTTTGGCGTAAATCATCACATCTCGCACGATGCTTTTCTCGCCTGCGTTAAATACCACCACGTTGCTGCCCGTTGTGGTTACGCTTACCAGTTCGGTTATGTAGTTATTAGCCATTTAAAAATGCGCTTAAAATATCGCCATCGTCGTTGTGCACTTCGTCGTTTACTTCGGCGTTGGTAAATGTGGTTGAATAAATCGGTGGTAAGCCTGGCACCTCCGGTAATGCTCCGCTCAAGCCATTTGATGGCATAGTAATGGTTCCGGCACGTGCCAGCTCCAGTGCCTCGATGTCCCATTCACGTTGTGCAGCCCGAAATGTTAGCGTGTACAATGCGTAATCAATTGTATCCACCGTGAACGTATGCAGCAACGATGGCACGCCACTTGGGTTGGTGGCAATGTCGTAAATGGTCCCGCGCTGCTTGCGTATGTTCCGCGATTGTCCAAGCAGCCATTCACGCGCTGTAAGGCTGTGCAGGTTATAATCCGTTCCGGTGGCTGCCAGTGAATGGAACTGGTACGGCTGCATGCGGGTGCCGCTTACCTCCACGGTAAATCCACCGGCTTTGTCTCCAATGCGATCTGCGAATCCAACGTCAGGCAATTGCAGCACCTCATTTGCGCTGGTTTCGTCGTTGTCTGCAATGAAGGTTACATCGTTGCCTCCGATGTCGTAGACGTTGGTCGGATATATGTACACCTCCCGCACCTCCTGCATGCCGTCTTGGTAGATGTCATGCACGGCACCACTGGTAATTTCCGAGCCATCGGATAACAACAAGATGCTGGTGAAGTTCATGATGCAATCCTCACTGGTCAGATTAGCGGGTAACCCTGGCATATCGATGCCAAACTCAAACGTCAAATCGTTATCCTGCACCACAGGTATTGGCGGGCTGACAAACTCCAACCTGTGGGTGCTGGTGGTGCTCCAACTGGCTGCACCTTCACTAAACGTGGGCACGCTTCCAATCGCACCACCCGGTGCGTAATACTGCGAGCTGGTAACGTATGTAATAGGCCTGCGGGCATAATACTGGCCCATGCGCAGCATAACCGTTACTTTCAGCTTTGATGCATTCAATGCGCCTGTGGCTGTGTTTTGCGCTCGCATTTTAAACCGTAACGATACTGGTACATCCTGCTGGTAATGAATCGTCGCAGCTGTAAATACGGTAACGTCGGTGCCATTCAAATAATTGTCGGCATCCACGTAATCGTACAAATGATCCACGACAAATGGACCAGCTCCACCATAACCGAACGTGCGCTCCACCCGTTGCAATGGGTTAAGGTATCCACGCATCCAACCTGCTGCTTTTTTGTAATTGGTAGATGGTAACGTCAGCACATCGCGGGTTACGGTGGTGCTTACTGCTGTGCCGGAACTATTCACCGTGTAACCCGTCAACAAATCCTCATCATATTGGTGTGCGGGCACACTGTCCACGACAAATCCGGAATCGTCGGCAATACCTGCGTGCCAGTACAGCCGTGCACCCATCGCGCTTAATACGTTGCTAAGTACATCGTATGCGCTGGCAAACGTGGCTGGGTTGGTCGTGCTGTCCTTGAATCGGTTGAAATTGAGTTCACCGTTTATGAATGGTGACGTGTAGTTGGTCGCATCGTATTTGACCCGCAAATAATCCGCGAATGTGTAACGATGCGCATCGGCTGTAATGGTCCACGGCCTAAGCAAGTTTAGCGCATTGGCGATGTGGCCTTTTATTTTGCCGTAACCTGTGGCCTCTGGGCTGAATGAATAAGGCACGTTTTGCAGGTTGGCCAAATCGTCCACGGCTGTTAGGCTTACTTCCTGCGGGTAATATGCATCCTCAAACTCCGTCAAATCTGGCAGCAGGATACCACGCCAAAAAAGATGCGCTGCTCCAATTACTGGCGTGCTTGGATCGCGGTAATAAATCTCGATGAAATAACGGCCCTCGTAACCCGTGGCCAAATTGTCAATGAGTGATTCATCGTTGCCATTCTGCACCATAAATGGAATGGTAACCCGGCTGGGTATGATCGGCTCCGTCCGGTTGTTTATGTCACCTTCCCACGTCAATTCAAACCCAACGGAACCCACGCTAAACTCAAACGTGGTCGCTCCGCCGTAATCCTCGTCGTAGATCTGGATAAACCAACCATCTCCGTTGATGTCCTCAAACTCGCATGTGTGCTTTAGTGCCATTAGCGCAGGAATCTTTTAGCATTTCGGTTGCTGCGGTCATTGCTTAGGCGAATATCGTTTCCGCTAATCCGTCCGGTTACTACCACGGGTGATGCTTGCAACATGCCTTGCAATTTGTCCAAAGGTGCTATCACCTCCGGGTTGCTTCGTGCACCTGGATACTCGCCCATGAGACCCAAAGTAGGCCCGCTCACGATACCACCGTCCGCAAAAGCTGGAATGCCACTAAATAGTGATTGCACCAAACCAATACCCGTGGCCACCAGCGCAGGAATAACGATGGGTGCAGCTGGTCCGGTAAACTTGCCGCTGTTAATCATGGCCTCAATAATAGATGCCTGCGCAGCTGCCAGCGATTGGTTAATAATTCCTTTTGTGGCTTCTTTCATTCTATCCTTGCCATCTTCCGCACCCTGTGCCATAGCTCCAAAGGCGTGGCCCATCTGATTTCCAAACTGTGCTGCGCCATCTGCCAAGCTGGTAAGCACGCCACCCATAACCGATTGGAACGCTTTGGCTCGGTTTTCTGCTTTTTGGAATTTTTCAAAGGCTACTTCATCTACAATGAAATCGTCCTCAAAATCATCCATCATATTTGGAATATCTACAATGCCTTCCAAATCATCTGCAATGCCTTCCAATGGTGATGCACCCTGCGTGAAAATATCCTCACGCATAAGGTTTTTAAAATCTTCAATCCACTCGAATTGTTCAGCTTGCTTCTTAGCTGCTTCTAATGATCGTTCTGCGTTATTAGCAAACTGGCCTTCAGCATCCGCCTTTTCCCGGGTTTTGTTGGCTGCGTATTCTTGATACTGGCCCTGGCCTTCCAAGATAAATGCCTCCCGCTTGAATCCTTCAAGTTTCTTTTCCTCGTTGTCTAATACTTCTTGTTGCCGTGCTAATGTTTGGCTGTGGATTCTGCGCTCGGTAGCATCGCCCATGTTGGCTGCTGCTCGCAATGCTTGAACGGCTGCACGTTGTTTTTTTACTGCTTCTTCCTGTTCTCGGATGCGCTCGGTAACTCGTCGCGTGGCCTCGTCGTTATCCAAGCCTTTGAGTTCGTCACGCAAATTATTTACCTCATCCTCGGCATCGTTAGATGCAGAATAAAGGCCATACATGGCCACGCCAATGGCTGTAATGGCTGCTGCTGCTAATACCAATGGATTGGCTAACATGGCCATATTAAATGCCAGCATTGCCGTGCGTGCCACCTTTATGCCCGCTGCCAATGATGGTAAAATTACCAGCAGCGGACCAATAGCAGCAACCACACCACCCACAACCAAAATTAGTTGCTTTGTTTCTGGTGAAAGAGCTGTTATGCGCTGCATCAATGCTGTAAACCGATCCAATACATCTTTAAGCACTGGCATTAAACTTTCAGCTAATTCAGCACCCGCCAATTTTAGATTGTCCAATGCCGTGCTAAACTTGCCTGCTGCGGTTTCGCTTAAACGTTCCATAGCTCCAGCAGCAAACCCGCCTTCAGCAGCAAAGGATTTGAGGACTTCATTAAACTGATCCACGCTAACGGCTCCAGCTCCTAATTTGTCCGCTGGTAATCCTGTGGCTTCTGATAATGCAGTAAAAATTGGTATTCCTCGCTCGGCTAACTGGTTGAGGTTTTCCAGCTCTACTTTGCCTTTGGCATTGACCTTTGCAAAAATAGCTGCTATCTCATCAATCGGTTGGCCACTGGTTGCCGCAATGTCTCCAAGAAATTGGAGCTGTTCGTTTACTTCATTTAAGCCAGATCCCGATGCAATCAGTTGACGTGCTGATTTGGCTACTTCCTCAATTTGAAATGGTGTCTTAGCTGTAAACTCGTTCAGGTTCCGCATCATATCTGCGGCCTGCTTTGCTCCACCCGTCAAGCTGATGAAGCTGGTTTCCATTGTTTCAAGGTCCGCAGCTGATTTAACAGCAGCGGCACCCAACGCCAAAAGCGGAGCTGAAACGCCCATGCTCAAATCCTTTCCGAGCTGTTTGGTGTTCCTGCCAAATGCCTTTAGTTTTCTGCGCGCCTTACCTAAACCATCATCCAGGCTCTTTGTATTGGCTCCAATACCTACTACTAAATCCGCTAATTTCATGGGTTGGCCATTTGCCGCAAGATACTTAATCCATCAGTGGTGGATTTCTTTTCTTCTTCCCACGGGAACGTGGCAATATCTGACGGCTTTTTCACGGATCCACGTTTTACATGTGGCTGGATTGTAACCATAGCTAACCACCGGGTGCGCTCCCATTCCTGGTGCTGCCTCTGTTCCTCCAGCTCGTAAAATCCGCGCATCGCATTGCCAAACTCCTCGAATGTCAAATCATACAACGCAGAAAGGCCCAGACGTAATACGCCCAGGCCTTTTGCTTCAACTTGTTCCCACGTTAACGGCTCGCCTTCCTCCTCTCTGCTCTCGTCACTTTTTTTTTACGCCCAGCAAGGTGCCGATAGCTTCTTGCATGTCCATAATATCGTCCGTGGTAATGGCATCCATCCAATCGTCGAGGGTAACATCAAACGCCTTGCCTTCCTTACGTGCTCCCGCAGCAGCACAGTAATACAGCAGCTCCGGCACCTTGGTAATATCAGCTTCGCCAATATCTGCCATGCGTGTGCCCGTGTTCGTTTCAAAATCGCGCCACGCCTTCATGCTGGCGCGCAGCGGGTACGTTACACCGTCAACTTGGATATTTACCATGCAGCAAAGTTATTACACGATTACCTCGCGTACAACTGTGCCGGTAATTTCAAGGGTCATTGAGAACGTTACATTATCCTCGGTGCCTGCTGTCTGCTCTAAAGATGTAATGTATCCTGCAACATCAAATTGCTCATCGCCTTGGTTAGCAGATGATCCAGCACCCGTGTTTGTGAATACCACGTACAACTTATTGCCAGCGATTTGATGATCCACCAACTGGTTGTAGTTGGTTGTTGCATCCTCAGCAAACAACCCGCTTAAGGACAATGATGCAGATTTCATGCCTGGCAAGATTTCGCGCCATCCTCCACTTGTCTTAGTGGTAATGTCGCGCATATCGGTGCTCATGCTGATGCTGCATTCGGTTACGTGATCAACAACGACTTCGCTATCGTCGGTGGTTCCGAGGAATACCCGGATAGATGATGCATTAATAATGCCGGTGGACTGTGCCATGATTATTCTTGGTTAGATGGTTCGGATTCGGTGGGCTTCTTCGTGGTTTTCGTTGCCGCTTTGGGTTTGGGTGTGTCCAAGTATCCGCCCGCC